GAAGTATGCGGCCTCGAACGCACAGAGCGGTACCGGAGCGCAGAAAGCTGCCGATGTGCTGACGCTGGCAGGCCCGGCCGCAACCCATCTTCTGACCCAGGCAGGAGTGCCCGCGGTCGATGACGCCTACATTGGCGACCTGGTGAAGGTGATGGTCGGGGTGCTGAACCTGACCGCCGCGAAGACCACCGTGACCGACGCTCCCGCAATCCCCACCCTCGTCGGCAAATAAAGAGGAAAAACCATGAAGCAATTCGCATTAGAGAACCCGGCGCTGACCGCCCTTGTGACCATCGTCGTGGTGTTGGCCGTCGATAACTGGGTCTGCGGCTTGTGCAATTTACTGGTGGGGCGATGACACAGACCGCGCAGCCAGTACTCGAATCCGGACTAGTCAACACCGTCGCCCCCACGCCTGCCGAGATCGACGCCCTGGTGCGCGAGTATGCGGCCGCGGCCGCCGCTGTCGCCTTCGCCACCGGCATGCTGGGCACAGCCAATAAAGCGCAGGCCGAGATCAAAGCCCGGCTGATCGCCCTGGTGGAGAGCTTCGGCTTTCGCCACACGGAAAAATCCAAGCGGCTGCTGGGCGCGCACAGCACCGCGACCGTCACCATCGGCACACGCATCAGCGTCGACAGCGAAGCGGTAACCACGTTCAAGGCCTACCTCGACAGCTCCGACATGCCGAATCTCTCCGAGCGCTTCTTCTCCCAGCACATCAGCTACTCGCTGGTCGACGGGCCGGCCGACGTGTTGCGCACGCTCGACCTGGGCAAGCGCGTGGCGAAGAAGATCGCGTCGATGGTCGGGCTGTGTTTCAAAGTGAGCACCAACGCGCCCTCGCTGAAAGTCGAGTCCATTACTCCGGAGAAGCCGGAGCGTACACCGCGGTGATTATTAGCAACCGGCTGCTGCGCTGCTGGTTCACGAACTACAACCGCCGCTACTTCGGCGGCCGCCTCCCCGCGAAGACCAGGATCTATTTCGCACCCGCAGATCTCTGCCTGGGCAACGCCTATGGGGGGGACGATCCGCGAATAGAGCTGGATCCCGCCTGCTTGATCTGCGCGGACATCGCCAGGCTCATCCTGCTGCACGAGATGGTGCACCTGGAACGCTATCCGCAGATCTGCCACGGGGCAGGCTTCGACGCCCGCATGCAGGAGCTCGCCGCCGCCGGCGCGATGAAGGGTTTGCTGTAAGCCAAATTTTTGAGGAGCTATACAAATGTTCAGTCGCGAGTACGACCGCGGGCACAACAGCGGCGCGGGCCAGCTCCATCATCCCAACGTTCACCATGCCTGGTCGCAGTGGAGCGAGGACCAGACCCTGCATGTGGTCGCCGTGTACATCAACCCTTTCCGCTGGGCGAAGCGCCGGCAACTCTTCCACGACTTCCGCCTGCACATGGAGCGCTCGGCCAACGTCAGGCTGCATGTCGTCGAGGTCGCGTTCGGCGATCGGCCCTTCGAGGTCACGAGCCCCGGCAACCCGGACGATGTCCAGCTCCGCACCACGGACGCGCTCTGGCACAAGGAGAACGCGCTCAACATCGGGATTCAGCGCATCGCCGCCGGCTGGAAGTATGGCTGCACCGTCGACGCCGACTTCCACTTCACCCGTCACGACTGGGCGCTCGAGACCATCCACCAGCTGCAGCACTATGCCTGGGTGCAGATGTTTTCGAGCTATGCCGTCCAGGGCCCGCACGGCCGGCCGCTCGAGATCCGGCCCAGCTTCGCCTATTCCTACCACGAACGCTTCCAGGGCTCGATGGAGCTGCACGCCGCACAATGCGACGGCAATCAGGCCAGCCACGGCGATTACTATAAGCCGACCAAGCCTGAACGCCACGGCCATCGCCATCGCCACCACGCCCGCAACACCACGCCGGGAGCCACCGGAGGCGCGTGGGCCTTTACCCGCGAATCCTTCGACGCCGTGGGCGGCCTGCTCGATACCTGCATCCTGGGCGCGGCCGACTGGTACATGGCCTTCGGCCTGATCGGCAACACCACCGACGGCCACCCCGAGGCGCAGAGCTGCGGCAAGGCCTATGCCGACTCGATCCGCCGCTGGCAGGTCCGGGCCTTCAAGGCTATCGAGGGAAACATCGGCTTTGTCGACAATTTCGCCATCCACGGCTGGCACGGCGAGCTGAAGAACCGCGGCTACGGCAGCCGCTGGATGATCCTGCGCGACCACGAGTACGATCCGCTGATCGATATCACACGCGACTGGCAGGGGCTGCTGCGCTTCACCGGCAACAAGCCCAGGTTCCGCGACGAGATCCGCCGCTACTTCCTGAGCCGGAGCGAGGATTCGACCGAGTGTGGGACTTCGCCGCTGGTCTAAGCACCCGTTTTTCGGCCTTCGGTCTGCCCCTCACAAGGCAGGCCTTTGTCTTTGCCGTTGTCTCGTCGCTTTTCAGGACTGAGAGAGCCCGGATGTGGCCACTACTAGATAACTTACTAGGTACAAAAATTACTAGAGACAACTACTAGGGGACAGCGATGCCTTTTATTACCAAAAAGTTACGGTAGTTTTTGGGGAGAAGATATGCGTAGAGAGGGGAGAAGGTATGCGTAGAGGCGGGGAGTAGATATGCGTGCAAATCGCATTTTTGGGCAAAACTCGGGGGAGAAGATATGCGTACAAAAAAAAGGAAATCTCGGAAAAGTTACCCTGAGCGGTCAAGCATCGAGGCAATTTTGGGCGCAAAAAGGGGTGCGACCCCAGGCAAGCAGGTCACACCCCGGAAGGCCTCTTCGCGTGACTCCCTTGTCCACGAAGCGTGCCGAAGGCCGTAGACGGCACGAAGTACTTTAAAAGAGCTTGATTTGTTCCTCGGGCGGATCGTCGAGCAGCAGGCCGCTGCCCCCGTCGCCATCGGTGCCCGTGCCCAACGCCGTCAGCGGACCCGCCACGCTGGTACGGCGCAGGGTGAAGACCACCTGTTTGCCCACCTCTTCGAAGGTGAAGCCGCGATAAAGCAGCGCCACCTGGTGCAGAGCCGGAAATAGAAATCGTCGGAAGCCCTTCATATCTCCGTAGCCGGCGCCGAACTGCATCTTCAGCGCGTCCCAGCTGAGCCGGAGCTCGTAGCGGTGCTCGCTCTTCAGCGCATTCGCCCGGAAGGTGAGCCAGACGTAAAGGTCGAGGGGCAGGCAGCCTCCGCTCTTTGAGAGCTCGCGGAAGATGCGCGCGTCGATGATCGGCGCGTGCTCCATGATGTCCTCGTGAAAGTAAGGGCCGAGGGTGAGCGTGGTGGAGAAGTTGATCTCATTGATCGACCCCTCTTTGCCGTCGACCTGTTCGCGGTGGGCCTTCCACAGCACATGATCTTCAAGCTGCGGTGGGTTATTAACGGCCTCCTCCCAGTCGGTCGCGATATCGTACGGCTTCGGCATCCGCCGCGAGTACTTGTTCTGCCACCAGTAGATCCGCGACGTGATCGTTGACCGGTACTGCTGCTTGAACCGTGTCAGGTTGCCGTTGCGCCCGCCGGAGAGGTATTCGACGCCCAGCAGATCCTTGATGCAGTTGTTGAAGTTGGAACCGAGGTAGACCTTGCGCGTGTCGAGCCCGGCGTTCTTGCGCTTGGTGACGTAGGTGGTGATCGCCGCGATCAGCAGACGCGGATACTTGCCGTAGGGCACACCGTACGCGCTCACCACCCGGAGTTTATAAGGGCCGCTCTCGCGGTCGTACACCGGCTCTTTGACCCGCTTGGCCGGCAGGGTGACGCAGCAGAGGAAGCTGGGATAGTAGGCCAGGGCATCGTCTTCCTGGGCGCTGCGGGTCAGGATGGCCGCGCGCTCCGGACTCAGCGCCATCTCCACCAGGCGCATGCCGCTGGGCTTGGGAGTGTTCGCGATCCACTCGCTCTCGATGTAGCTGCGGATGCGGGTCAGCCTGGCTTCGCCTTCGAGCCAGGTCAGGCCGTCGAAGGTGCAATCGGCTACGCAGGTTTTGCCGGCGATTGAAGCGGCCGCGATAGCTTCGATTGCCTCTGCCCGCGCTCCGTCGAGCAGGGCCAGGTTGGAGGTGTGAACTGCAAGGGCCGCTTGATACGGGGACGTTCTCGGCAAGAGAAAATGCTCCTTTTAGGGGGGTTGGGAGCGGTTGATCGAAGCAGACAAAGAATCAGCGTAGGAGCTTAAGTGAGATAGCACACAGAAGCCTAGCACCGGAGGACGTGTGAATTTTCAGTACAAATTACCTTTGGGGGTTACCCCAGCTCGGCCTGATCCCTGACGGTGCGCAGGCCGGAGGCGATGAAATCGCGAACCAGCGCGGACTTGTCAATCTTGCGTCGGCTGCAGACCTCGGTGAGCTCGTCGATCATGCTGAGCGGGATGCGGGCGGAGAACGGGATCAGGTGCTCGCGCGGCGGCGCGGCCAGCGAGGGATACATCTCCACCACCTTGGAAGCGGGGCTGCGGGCCGGGGGCTTGCGCGTGTAGGTCTCCTTTTGTTCCGGCGTCCCCGAGAGGCCCTCCGGAGCCACAACCCCGGTCTCGATCTCGCCTATCGGCTCCGGCTCGCGCTGCTCGAGGTTTGTGGGGCGAGAAAGGGGCTGGTGAAGGGTGCTGAGGTCGGGGAGGCTGATGGATCTAAGGTTTTCGCGAGGCATTGGATGATCTCCCTGGTTAGGTTGGTGTATTCCCCCGCCGCGGCATGGCCGGGGGCGTAGTCGAAGATGGTTTTGCCGGAGCCGGAGACCTCTGTGATGGGCGCACGCAGGCCGATCGCGGTCTGGAGGACAATGGCGCCGGGGATCGGCGCGAAGAGCACAGCGGCCTGTTCCGGGGCCTGGCGTCCCATCAGGGTGTGCTGGCGGCCGTTGATCAGCACCAGGACGAGCTGGTGGGGCTGGCGCTCCCCTTCCAGGTACCGGACGAAGCTGGCCGCGGCCGAGAAATCCAGCGTCGACGGCCGCAGCGGAACCAGGATGGCGTCCGAGGAACGTACCGCGTCGTGCGCGATGCTTTTGACCGCCCTCTGGCCCGGGCCCAGCTTTGCGGGATCGCTGTCCACCATGCCCGGCGGACAATCGATCAGGACGATGTCGTAGTCGGTGCTGGAGGCGAGCTCGCGGAACTTGCTGTTGATCTGGCGGGCGGTCACCACGTCGAACGGCAAGCTGCCCTGGCCGCGTGCGAGGCTCCACATGGTGGCGGAGGCCTGGGGGTCGGCATCGACGACCAGCACGCGGTAGCGGGCCTTGGTGAGGCCGCCGGCGAGGTTCATGGCGGTGGTGGTTTTGCCACATCCGCCCTTCTGGTTTGCGACACATACGAGGATGGCCATGGGGAACAACGTAACTTCCGCTGCCGGGCCGTCGCAAGTGCAAACTCCGATTCGTACCTTTGTTGGTTCGTGCCTTCGCTGGTTCGTCCGACGTAAGACACACGACTGTCGGACGGCTGTATGACATATTGCTGACGACGGGTATTCGCGTGGTCAACAACGCGCTAGAGAATCATGCGCAGCGGGAACGCTGGATAATTTGCCGTGGGCGCGGCCTGCTCTAGCAGCTCTTCCTCGAATTGCGCGATGTCGTCGTCCTTGTTCACGGCGATGCGCGTAAACCAGGACCTGCACCTTCACCCCCGCGCTCCGTCACACCCTCCCACACCCTGCACTGAAGCGCAGGACGCCGCTGGGCATTATCGATCTCCACAAGCTGAGTCGTGCTTTCCATCGTGATTTTCATTTTTTCCCTTCCTCTCTTTTCCATAGGTCGAGCTGAAACTGGATCTCATCTGCAACCTCCCTCGCGAGGAACGGACTGTCGTTCCCAAACTCATAGGAGCGCAGGCCGTGAAACGCCGCGACCAGCAGCACTTTAGCTCTTCGCAGATCTTCAGACGGGGATGCTGGCATCGAACTCCGCGTAGCTGTCGAGGTGGTTTTTGATGACGCGGTAGCACTCGCAGCAGATAATCTCGAGGCCCTTCGCATCCACGATGCGCATCGCCCCGCGCTTGTACTCGATCAGCCCGTCCTCCTGCATGTGGGCCGCGGCGATCGAGACGGTGGAGCGGGTGGCGCCCAGCATGTGGCCGAGATACTCATGGGTGATGCAGAAGGTGTCGCTGTTGGCGCGGTCCGCACAGAGCAACAGCCAGCGCGCCAGGCGCTGATCGAAATTGTGCCGCGCATTGCAGGCGACCGACTGGATCGCCGTCACCAGCTGCGCCTGCACATAACGCAGCGCGAGCATCTGGAAGACCCCGCCGCGCTGGAACTCCGCCCGCCCCGCCGCGATCGGCGAAGAGTAGCCGCTGCCGTTGATCTGGGTGTACACGCGGTTCAGGCTCAGCTTGGTCCCCATCAGCGCGGAGATCCCGATTACCCCCTCATAGCCGAACATCCCCACCTCGATCTGCCAGCCATCGAGAAACGTCGTCGTCATCGACGCCATCCCCACCTCGATAAAGAACAGCCTGTCGATCGGCTCGCCGGGATACTCGATGCGGCGCTCGTTCCCGAGCGACACCGGCCGCAGCTGCAGGCGCTGGATCACGTCGCAGGTGAGCGCCTTAAGAATCGTGTTTCTGTAAGTGGGCATAGTTGGTGATGAAGAAACTTTCAAGCTCACTAGACAATTTGTCGAGTAGCGCACATCCAGCCTGCTCTGACAGGGTTGCGGTTGTATTCATCAGATTGAAGGCGATCAGCGCGCCAGCAAAGAAGGCGCTCTTCATATCCATTACCTGCGTAGGAGGGGCCATAGGATGCATCGTCCTCTTTCTGAATTCCTCCCACTGCGCTTCGAGTCGTTGCATTCGCTACCCCTCCTTATCGTCCTGGAACGCGCCGCCCCGCAGGAGCAGGGAAGTGATGGAGTCGGGATCTTGCGCCTCCACCTTGATTGCCTGCGAAAGCTCACGCAGCGCGAGCCATGCCTCCACCTTTTCCGGCGAGCCCCAGCATTGCTCGGGCAGGTTCTTTTGGAGATAGACCACCAGCAGAGGAAGGCTCAGCAGTGTATTTAGGTCCGCCGCGCGGGCGCAGGCTTCGCACAGATCGTTCTCCAGCACGGCGCGGAGGAAGCTGCCGGTCTCGATGTGATCGCTTAAATAACGTTGCAGGCCGGGGACCAAATGGTCGATGCCGATCTCTACGTCAACTTTGTTGTGTTCCATGTTCCATGGCTCCTCCTTCACAACCCCAGGTTGTCGTTCACGGCAGTCTCGAGATTCTGCAGCGTGCCCAGATAGAGCTGGGTGGTGCGAATCGATTCGTGCCCCAGCATAAATTGAATTTGCTCGATGTCGCCGCCCTTAGTGCGGCACAGCTTCGCGCAGGTCCTGCGCAGATCGTGGGGCCCAAGGTGCGCGACGCCGATCCGCGCGGCCGCCTGGCTGACGATCTCCCAGATTGCGTATTCGCTGAGCCCCTCCGGCGAGAGCGTGAGCCGGCGGATGAGACGGCCCTCCGCGATAGGTTTGCCGACAGCAAGAGCGGCGGCTCTCCATTGATCGATCGCCACCATCACCCAGCCCGGCACCGCGACCGTTCTGGTCCGGCCGCCCTTGCCGATGATATCGGCCAGCACCCAGCGATTGTCGCGGCGCTGCAGGGTGTCGACCTCGAGCACTGCGAGCTCGTTGCGGCGCAGGGCGCAGCCGATGAACAGGGCGAGGACGCAGTAGTTGCGTTTGCCGCGCAGGATCTTGCGGTTGGGAAGGGCGAGGATCTGGCGGGTCTGTTCGCGGGTCAGCCAGTTGCCGCTTCGCGTTCCGCGCTGCGGGAGGCCCTTCACCTCCAGCAGCTCGGAAGCCTCCTGCCCATCGATCACTCCGGTTCTCCGGGCCTCGCGCACCAGCCTGCGGACGGCCGAGAGCTGCAGGTTGACGGTAGCCGAAGAGATCCTGGTGGCCAGGGCCGCGCGCCACTCCAGGAGCAGCGCGAGGGTCACTGGCCGCCCGGCGGAGAAGGTGAACAGATCCTCGATCGCATGCCGGTAAGCCCGGCGGGTATTGGGGGAGGGAAGCGAGGCTAAAACCAAATCGATAAGGGCCGTTGGCTTGCTGCCTCGGACCAGCAGACCGGCCGCGGGTTTGATAGTTCTACCTCGCATTATTTGGCAGTTTACACTGGATGCGACAAGTGATATTGTCAGGGGGTTATTTCATAAGTGCGAAGTCTGGCATTTATACCCTTGCACCTAGAGAGGTCCAAAACATAGGCAAATGCCGGGCTTCAGCAAGGTCCTGAATTGGCGCGAACCATCTCATGGCTCACTCGCCTGCAGGAGATTCAAAGGTCAGTTAAGGGGTCTGCGCGAACGCATTACAACCGTCGGGAACTGGAATTGCTCTTCGGTCTGGGTCCGCGCATGGCCGGAAAGATGATCGAAATGCTCGACACCGAACCGGTTGGGCCTTCCCGCCTGGTTCGACGCGAAGTTCTACTACGATTTCTGGAGCGGGTGAGCAAAGCCGACGATGTGGCGGCTCTGTATCGCAAGCTCCGCAAGAGGAAGCATGATCCATCCTGGAACAAACCGCGGGCGATGGTGCTCGAGGATCACGAGCCGCGGGAGATGCCAGCCCTCCCCGATTGGATCTCCCTCTCCCGCGGCCTGCTCTCGATTCGCTTTCAGATCACCGAGCAACTGGTCCAGGGACTGGCGCTTGTGGAGCGCATGGTCCAGACCAACGGCGATGAATTCGCCCTGAACTTCGAGCCAGAAGAAAAGGGACCTTCGGAGTTCGACAGAGCAGTAGGGATGAGAGGATGGCAGGTGCGCAGGCCATCCGAGTAAAGGTGGTTTGCGATGGAAATTCCGGCGAACATCGTTTCGACAGCTATCCCCGAGACGGTCAAAGCGTGGTGGATGCCCGCCGAGAAAACTGAATATCCGGATGGCCCCTGGCAGGGCGAGCCCGACAAGGTGCAATGGGTCGATCGAGCGACCAGGCTGCCGTGCCTGATCGTGCGCGGTCCGGTGGGCGCTCTATGCGGTTATGCGGGTGTGACTCCCGGACACCCGCTGTTCCGTAAGCCGAGCCACGACGAGGGTGTGCAGGATCTGAGCTGTGCCCGCGATATCAACTATGCCCGAGGTTGCGATCACTACCCTGATCCCTCTCAGGGAATCTGCCACATTCCCGAGCCTGGCGCCTCCGACGATGTGTGGTGGTTTGGCTTTGACTGCGCCCATTGTTTCGATCTTGTGCCCGGATTTCTCCATCTCTTCCAGTACGGCGAAGTCAGGCTCTTAGGACTGAAATACCGCGACATCGATTGGGCCGCGCGAGCTGTGACAAAGCTCGCCGCACAACTCCACCAGCGAGGCTAACTGGGGACTGCAAAAAACGGAGGGTAGTTGAGCATAGAGATTCAGAACCCACCCAATACAGCCCCACCCGTCGAGCGTGTCTGGATGTTTATTTCGAGAGACGCCGAGGGCCGCGAGAATGTCTGCGGCGCCCACCGCGAAGAGATCGAGGGCTGGTAACTCATGGCCCGCACCGCGTCCTGGTTGCCGCGCCTGCATGAGATCCGCCGCTCGGTGGAGAATTCGGTGCGATCGCACTATGACCGCCGCGACCTGGAGCTGCTGTTCAAGCTGCAGCGCCGCCAGGCCGGTAAGCTGCTCGATCTACTCCCCACGGTCGCGATCGGCTCCTCGCACCTGGTGGAGCGCGAGGCGCTGCGGAAGTTCCTGCAGATGGTAAGCGAAGCGGAGGACGTTACCGCGTTGTTCCTGCGTAAGCGTCTCGAAAAGGAGAAGGTCTCCTACCGCAGAGCGCGATCGCTGGTGCGGCGCGATCTCGATCCGGTTGGTTTGTCTTCGCTGCCTGACTGGATTGTGCTGGTGCGCGGCCGGCTGGCGGTGGACTTCAAAACCACGGAGCAGCTGGCCGAGGGGCTGCTGATGCTGGCTCGAATCCTCGAGAGTGACGGCGACGAGTTTGCCGCAACCTACGAACCGAAGAAGTCCACGACCGATCCGGCCGGGGCGGAGGTTCGCCAGATGTTTCATGAACTGGAAGAGATGGAGGGCGCCCATGGGCAATAAACCTGCGAATCAGCATCAGCATGCCACAACTCAAAAGCCGCCAGTCCAGAAGCTGCGCGGCCGGCAGACAAAGGCCGCAATTCAACGCAACGCCGAGATGGATAAAGCTCTGGCGCAGGCAGCCTACGACCGTGCCAATGCCTGGGCACTGAGCCCGGCGGGCACACCCTACGGCAGTACCGGCGAGGCAGATCGTGGCTGACATCCGCACCTGCAACCTCTGCATCCGCCGCTCGGTCGGCGGCCTTATGCACTTTTGCCGCGGTTGCTTATCTTTCGTCTGTACGCGGACGGCGTGCGAAACGCTCCACACGAAGAAATGTAAAGTCGCACTCGCCAGGCCAATCCTATGCGGAAAGGAATCGCCATGAGCACGCAAAAGGATGTGTGGGTTGCGTTCTCCACCCCGAGCACGCCGAAGCGGAGCCGTTTCAAAGAGATTTTTCTAGGGAGCGAAGCCATGAGCACACCCGGAATCACGCGCGGCTGTCTGGTGCACCTGATCGAGCGGCGCGGCGAACAGAACGTCCATCACGACGCGCTAGTGCTGAATATGTCGATGGCGCCGGAGATGTCTGGCACCCGAGGCGAGATGGCGATCGACGCCGTCTTCGTCAATGCGCTGCGCGCTCCCTCCGAAGACTGGCGGGAGGACCTGATGCTGATCCGCGATGTCGTCCACGTCTCGCATCACGACTGGATCGAGCGTCGCTGCTGCATCGCCTACGAAGAAGAGCGTACTTTCGTTGTCGGAAATGTGACTGGCAGCTTCGGCATCATGCCACGCTATCTCACCCAGGGGGAAACACTATGAGCAAAAAAGTTCCTGAGCCCACGATGCAGATGCTCCTCGACGCCGGCATAAATGGCTTCGCCTTGGAGCTGCTGTCGGAATCGCTGGCGGGGAAGAAGGATATTCGCACCTTCAAACCATTGCGTTTCGAGTTTCGCGGAGTGATTTATACGTTCGAGCCTGCCATCTCACCCGAGGAGGAAACACCACCATGATCACCGCGCTCCAGATTGCGAAGAGCGAAGCGCTTTTTCTCAACGACCGCATTCCCAGCAGCCGTGGGCTGTTGCGCATCACTGCCTACTGGGGTGATGCCGCGCTGGGCTACATCGAGCAGGGAAGGATATTCGATGCCGGCAGCGCAGCCAAACACTCCGCCCACTATGGATACCTTGCGCTGCGGGATCAACCGCCGCCGCCTGACCGAATCGCGATGAGGCCTGCAGCATGAGGCCTCCCAAAGTGGTGCTGTGCGTCGCATCGAGTGAGCAGAAGCTCTCGATTCAGAGGTTCGTCCTGGACACCTGGGGATATCGCGTTCAGGGCGCGACCTCGGCCAGCGACGCGCTGCGCATCTTACAGCGAGAGGAGCCGGGCACAATCGATCTATTGATTCTCAACTTGCCTCTTGCCGCGCACCACAAACTGATCGAAGCTGCAATCGAGGCCCAACCCGAGATCCGCACGGTGGCGATCAGCGCGACGCCGGATTGCGACCACACCTGCAAGGTCGACGTCTTCCTGCCCGAAGGCAACAACTTTTCCGCGGAGCTGCACGAGCGCATGAGAATTCTGGTCACGCGCAGGCGTGGGCCAAAGAAGAAGCCGATGGACTCGATCGCGCCGCAACGCCAGGAGGCCCACTATGGATAAACCGATGATCATTTCGTTTGTGTTGAATGCGTTTACCTGGATTGTATTGGGTTGCGGAATTGCGATGACCCTGAAGACGCGAAGACGACTGCGCTCGATGCACGTCGCCCTTCTCGCCCTCGCTGCCTTGGAAGAGTCGGTGAAACTACAGAGTCACTATGCCAGTCTTTTAAATCAATATGACGGTGGCGAACGGATGCAGTTCGCCAGCGCCCAGGAGTGGATCGATCGACTCATCAAAATCGAAAGGTTAACCAATGTCCGTGGACGTGCGCCTGGAAGAAAGTCAAAGGCAAATGACGCTGCTGGCACTTGCTAAGCTCTCCATTGAGAGGCCGGGATGGCTGGATGCTCTCGAAGAAGTGGCCTTGCTGATGGACAACTCGATCGATGGCAAGCCTGAGTTGTTTAGCAAATTTCGCACGCTTCATTCGGATCGCTAGACTTCTAAAAACGGGAAAGATCACCGGAGCTGGGCATTAGCCATGAGCTATGACGTGAACGGATGGAACTGGCAGGACACAGTTGCGATGATTGTGACCTGGATCGTGCTGCCTGCTTTTCTCTTCTACATGAAACATCGGTCCGATCGCCGCTGGCGCAGGGTTCGCGAGCGCGACCTGCTCGACGAACTGCTTACCCTTGAGAAGTATTTTGGAAAGAGAGAAAAGCCACAATGAAGGTTTTCGATTGCAGCGATCCTCCGATCGCGGGCACGGCGTGCGTGAACTGCAAAAACAGGGGACACTTCTGCCCCGCGAAAGGCTACCTCGATGATGTCGCCGTTTGCAGCGCGTGCGGCGAAGACAAACCGTGCGAGCGCTCGATCACAATCGCGAAGATGCATGAAGATCATGATCAGTTAGCCGGGAAGGCCTCAACCGCGTCGGGTCTCGAAGAGCGGCGCTGCACCGACTGTCGCGGCAAGCTGGGCGATCAGGCGAGAGGAACCATGTGCTGGCCATGCCGAAGATGGAAGAATGCCCAGGCCGAGAAAGCTGCGAAGCGGTGCGCCAAGGCGCGAGCCGCGAAAGCAGGGAAGAGGTTTGCGTGATGAGAACTTTAGAACTGACCGATGATGAGTGCGATCTTTTGACCCGCGCGCTGGGGATGGCCACGGCGACGGCCATCAAAAATGATTACCAGAAATTGGCGCTGTCGTTCCTTGATCTCGCGACTTCAGTTCATCGAAGCAATCCCAACTGGACTCCCTACCAGGTTGATCATGAGCAGGGGCTTAATATTGCCAGACAGCGCAGATGAGTGCGGTGTACGATCGGCGGCAAAGGATGTTGCAAAACCCGCTGTAAAACGGAGGATTATGAATAACGAAGCACAGCCCAATACCCTCACGCCAGCGCAGACCGAACGGCTGGCAGTTTTGCAGGAACAACTCGGCACAGCACAGCAGGCGATCGGAACGATCCAGCGCTGGGGTTTTGCAAGAGTCGATCCTGCTCTCGGTCATGGCACACAGCTCACCAACCGTAAACGGCTCGAAACTGCGCTGGGCGGAGTGATCTGCATCACCGGCCTTATGGCCACAAACAGCGACCTGGTCAAAGGCGAGATCGAGGCCGCGACAAAAAACAAAACCGAGGAAATACCGCCGTCTCTGATTCATCAGGACGAAACGGTCTACGCCACCGGATAGATTTCTTAGTCTGCCCTCGGGTAAACGCAGGCGTAGGAGCTGGTCGGGCAATCCTGCTCGATCGGCTCCAGCTCTGCGAACATGTCAGGTTTGTCGACGCCGGCAACCTCGTCATAGGTCGCTTCGCTGGCGAGTGGCAATAGAAACTGGCCTGCGATCGCGATCGGCATTCCCGCACACGTCAGCACCATGGCGCGTCGCATATAGACCAGGCGATACCACACTTCCAACCACGCCTTCTTCAGCACCTTATCGATCTCGCGGACTAGACGCTTGCGCTCCGCTGCAGCATCGATATCCAGCCAGTGACAAGCACAACCGAAGCTGCGCTCCCACTCATGCCGATCGCTCTCCTGCGGTTGTAGGTCGGCAATCCACCATCGTGCGAGGATCGCCAGATCTGTGGGCAGGCCATCGGCCGTCTTCTTCGCTTCATCTACAGCATGGTTGAGTAAACGCCGCCACACCAGAAGTGGAGGATCGGCACGTTTGGAGACGAGTGCCTTGGGCTGGGCAAACCCTCGGTCGTCGCGTTCGGCATCAATGTGGGTTCTGAGTATTGCCATCGTTCAGTGCACCTGGGGAGCGGGGCCTCTCTAAGGTTCAGAGAAATTGAATAGTATGCGGAGTCGCAATCGCTGAGCGTTCGTATGCGCACACAGCGTGTAGAGCAACGCTGCGCAGAAGCGGTGTGTTTGACGGCATTTGCGTGCATGCCTCATAACCTACTCGGCCAGCCATCGTGATACCGCACAGTCTCATTCGCTCATCGCATGAGCCCACGGCCGACGGGCTGGCCGCCTGTATGCAAGGAAGGTCCTTAGGGCGACCGGGCCTCGACGGGTCCTCCCCGAACTTCACGCGCAGCGGGTGACGCGCTACCGCGCGGGCGGTTTAGCTACGAGATTTTTTAAATGTTTTTCCGTTTCCGCTTATGGCCAAGTCCAAACAGCCCGCGAAGAGAGAATTTTTGGCCATCGACGACGTCGCGGAGCTCCTCTTCGTCACTGATCGAACAATCCGCAACTGGCTCAAAGACAAAGCGATGCCTTCGACCTCGGACGAGCGAGGGCGCCGTTTCGCCTGGGCGGAGGTCCTTCCCTGGTACGTGAAGATGCGGGCCGACGAGGACGGAAATGCGCGGAAATCGCCGCTCCCCTGGCCTGTCACGAAGGCCCCAGAAGCTCCCGAAGATCCAGAGGAGCAGAAGGAGTACCTCTCCCACGCGATGCTGCGTAAGACGATCGCCGAGGCGGACCTGAAAGAGCTCGAGCTCGGGGAGCGCCGCCGCCAGGTGGTCGCGCTCGAGGATGTGTCTCGCACCATGCAGGACACAGCCAAGGCTCTGCAGACGGCGATTCTGGCGTGGCCCACCCTGATGGTCGATCGCATCCTCAGCGTGCGCGATCGCGATCGGCTCTTCACCCTGCTCACCAGGTCGGCGCGCGACCTCTGTGCTCGCCTAGCTGGGCTGGAAAACAAGGCTACGGACGATGCCTAGCTTTCGGTCCAGTCCGGATTCTCTCGCGGCCCTCGCCCGCGTCGTCGCCGTGTCGCTCGCACTCTTCACGCCGCCTGCAGAGCTCACCGTCTCGCAGTGGGCGGATCTCTACGCCAAACTACCCCCCGAAGGCACGCCCGAGCCGGGGCAATGGAATACGGATCGCGCTCCCTACCAGCGCAGGATGATGGACGTCGTCAACGACCCCAGCGTCGAGCGGGTGGTCTACATGATCGCTGCGCAGTGTGGCAAGACCGCCTCGATGCTCAACATCATCTTTTACTACTGCCAGCACGATCCCAGTCCCATCCTCTTCGTGATGCCGACCGAGACGTTCTCCGAGGACGTTTCCAAGGAACGCATCGCCCCCGCGATCCGCGACACGCCTATCCTCACCCCTCTCTTCGGCAGCCCGAAGATGAGGTCGACCAACGCCACCATTCGCAAAAAGAGCTTCCCCGGCGGCTTCCTCGCCCTGGTAGGCGCCAACGCGCCCAGCACTCTGGCTGGCCGCCCCGCGCGCATCGTGGTGTGCGATGAGGTCGATGACTTCCCAGCCTCGTCGGGCAAAAAAGGCGATCCGATCATCATCGTCGACGCCCGCACCACCAATTTCTGGAACCGTAAAAAGCTCTACGCATCAACGCCCAGCATCAAGGGCTCGAGCCGCATCGAGAAGTTGTACGACGAAACCTCCGATCAAGAGATCTACGAGGTGCAGTGCCCGCACTGTGGCACCTTTCAGGAGCTGGTGTGGGAGTCGCTGCACTGGCCCAGCCCCAACAGCGGAGGCGCGTCGCAGCACGAGCCGAGCAAGTGTTATTACGTGTGTGTACAGGGCTGCGAGATCCTTGAGGTCGAAAAGGCCGACATGATCCGCGACGTCCCTGCCGGCGGCACGGCGCGGTGGCGCGCCACAAAGCCAGGCCATGGGGATGGCAAGACCGTCGGCTTCCGGCTCAGCGTGCTGTATTCGCCGTGGGTGACGTGGCCGGAGCTCATCAACAAGTGGCTGGAGGCGTACAAAAAGCCGCTATTGCGCAAGGCCTTCGTGAACACCTGCCTGGCGCGGACCTATGAGGTCTTCGGAGAGACGGTCGACGACACGGAGCTGATGAAACGGCGCAGTGTCTACGAGGCCGAGGTCCCCGCAGGTGCCCTCGTGCTCACCTGCGGGATCGACGTGCAGGCAGATCGCATCGAGGGCGAGATCGTCGGCTGGGGCAGGGACGGCCAATCCTGGTCGATCGACTACTTCGTCCTGCGCGGCAACCCCGCCATGCCCGCATTCTGGACCGGGGTCGACGACTTCCTCACGGCGACCTATCTCCACGAGTCCGGAGCCCGCCTGCGCATTGCCTGCACGTTTATCGACTCGGGCTACCACACAGCCCAGGTCTACAAGTACGTTCGTCCTCGCCAGGTCCGCCGCGTCTTCGCTTCGAAGGGAATGTCCGGTCCTGCGATCCCACTGACCAGGCCTCGCTCCACGCGCGCACACAAGTCTCGTGTCGAGCTGCGCATCATCGGCATCGATACTGCCAAAGAATCGCTCTACGCGAACCTCAAGATCGAGGAGATCGGCCCCGGCTACTGCCACTTCCCGTCGGCCTATAAAAACGTGCAGGGCGTCAAGATCGACCGCAACACCTACGACCGTGATTACTTCGCGCAGCTGACCGCGGAGAAGCTGGTCTCGGAGATGGACGGTTTGACGCCCGTGCGCAAGTGGATTAAGAAGCAGGAGCGCAACGAGGCGCTGGACAACCGCGTCCTGGCCATGGCCGCGCTCGACGACCTGAATATCCGTAACTGGGACAAGCTCGCTGAGAATCTACGCAAGCAGGTGCCGGCGGCGCCAAATTCGCTGGACGCGCCGGGATCTTCCCCCGAAGCCCCCACACAAGCCCAGGAACCCGACGACGACGGCATCCCTATTATTGCTGGCCCGGCGAAAAAAACACGTAAAGAAGGCCCTCGCGCCAGCTGGGCAGGGTCATGGGATCGGTAGCACCTACGGTAAGGATTCGTGTTGGATTGTCACACTGCGACCTGGGATCGCTAGGGTCTCAAGTGCGATCGACGCGTTGGCTGTCATCACGCAAATGCGTAGCTCGCGGATCGCCGCGCTCTGGTCCGCTGACGGTGGGGTGTTCGCGACAATCACCTTGGCCAGATTCTTCGCTGCATCACGGATAGCCTGGTACCGCTCCGGCTGTCCTGACTTCGGTGCGTGATAGGTGAACAGGTCCTCGATCTCGTCTATTGTCATAATTCATCGATTCCGCGCCTTGGACGCTGATCTTTGCCCTCTAGAAGCGGGGCGGTGAGGGCAACTTAGAAGGACCTGGTCGATCGCCGCCTGGCCCGTTGATGATTTCCAGGCTGCCGTGCTGTACGAGCTGTTGCTCATCGATGTGGAAGGCATCTTCGATTTTGTTGTCCTTCGCTACAGGTTGTACGCCCACGCGAATGCAGCCATTCAGATACTCCGTGCGGCTCGTCGCAACCCCTGTAAAGCCGGTAACGCTGTCCGTGACGGTGGTGCCGAGCTTGATTGCCATAGTGGATCGATTCTCTTCTTAATCGCCGATCTTTGCCTCTAAAACGCGCATCTTTGACCATTTTTGCCGGTTCCCGCTAATAACTCAGGCATGCCGATCGGGGACTTTCCGTTCAATATCGAGTTCGTCGACGTCCCTGTAGAGCCGGAGCCGAGCAACCTCGTCGCCGGCGACACGCTCACCTGGCAGCGCAGCTTTGCGGCCTACCCTGCGAGCGCCGGCTGGGTCCTCGCCTATGTCCTCAACTCTCTCACTGCCCGGTTCGTCGTCGCCCCCGAGGACATCACCAGCCAGGGCGACACCTATACCATCCTCATCCCCTCGGCCGAGACCAAGCTCTGGACCCCGGGAAGCTATCAGTGGATGGCCGTCGTATCGCTTGCGGCCGCGGGATCGGTGCCGGCACAGCGTTTCACTGTAGCGCTCGGCCGGGTCATCATCGCGATCGACCTGCTGGACGCCTCCTCGCCGCAGGACACGCGATCGCCCAACGAGACAGCCCTCGACAACATCAACCTCATGCTGGCCGGTACCGGCGGCAACGGCGTGCAGGAGTACACCATCGCCGGCCGCATGCTGCGCCGGTACAGCCTCACCGAGCTAACCCAGCTGCGCAGCCTCTATTCGAGCCTGGTGCGGCAGGAAAGGGCGAATCGTGGCGAGTACCAGCTGCCCACGACCGTAGCGGTGCACTTCCGTGGCTGAACTTCTGTGTCTCGACCTCTCCGAAGCCAAGGCCGACATCATGGCCCAGCGCAACACGCTGGCCGCAACACCGGGCAAGCGCGACCTCAACTTCCAGGCTGGCCGCGTCACACGCATCACCGAGGACTGGGGAACGTCGAACAGCTCCGCCGACCTCGACCTCTGGGCCAATCTTCAGGCCCTGCGCGGCCGGGCCCGCCGCCTGTCCACCAACAATCCGCTCATCCGCAAATATCTCCGCATGTGCCAGAAGAACATCGTCGGCGACAAGGGGATTCAGCTGCAGATGAAGGTCCCCATGAAGAAGGGGAAAAACCTCAACAAGAAATTGAACGTGGCGATCGAGGCCGCGTGGAAGACCTGGGGACGCAAAGCCAACTGCACCGTCACCGGCAAGCTGAGCTGGAACATGGCGCAGCGCTACGCGATCGAGCAGTGGAAGCGCGACGGCGAATGCATCATCCGCATGGTGACCTACGACCGCAACCCGTTCAATTTCGCGCTGCAGTTCTTCGATCCGGACCAGCTCGACCTCAACTACTTCAATTACATGATGCCTAGCGGGAACCAGATCCGCATGGGCGTCGAGACCGATCCCTACGGCATGCCGGTCGCCTACCACCTCTGGAAGCGTCATCCGGCAGAGTACTCCACCGCGCCGCAGTTCCGCATTCGCGTTCCGGCCGAAGAGATCATCCACATCTTCGTTCCACAGCGCGTCGGCCAGACCCGCGGCTATCCGGAGATGGCCCCCTCGATGGTTCCGCTGCACATGATCGTCAAGTACTCCGAGTCCGAGGCCGTCGCCGCGCGGACCGCTTCAGAGAAACAGGGCTTCTTCGAATCCGCTGCAGCCACCGATGAGAGCTACACCGGAGAGCGCGACGCAGAGAAGAACATCACCATGAAGTCCGAGCCCGGGTTGCTCGAGCAACTCCCCGCCGGCGTCACCTTCAAGTCGTGGGATTCTCAACATCCTGCGGTGGCCTTTCCGTTTTTCATGAAGTCGCAGATCCGTCTCGCCGGCGCAGGCCTCGATGTCAGCTATGAGAGCCTGGCCAACGATCGCGAGGGCGTGAACTATTCGTCGATCCGCGCTGGGCTTCTCGATGAGCGCGACACCTGGCGGCTGGAGCAGGACGTCGCCAAAGAGATTCTTTGCCAGACCGTCTTCGAGAAGTGGCTGATGAATGCGTGGCTGGCCGGCGTGGTTAAGTTCGACGGGCTGCCCGGCGATTACTTCGAATATGCGCTGTTCCACGGACGAGGCTGGCCATGGGTGGATCCACTCAAGGATATGCAGGCCGCGGTGCTGTCGGTCGAGAACGGCTACGAGTCCCAATCGCAGCAGATGGCGGAGAGCGGAAACAACTTCGAAGAGACGATCGACGAGATCAAGTACGAGCAGGACTATATCGAGGCAGCCGGCGTCAAGCTGGGCACCGACACCAAGGGCATCGCCGACACCGCGACCGACGACACAGCGGCTGGAGCGAAGCCTGCGACCGAAGGGAACTAATGGCGAGAGTTAGAAGCGGGTTATTCGGGGTTTTCATGTCGATGCTGGCCAGCATGGGCGGCTCATTTGCCAGGGTCCTCGCGGATATAAGCGCGCCCCATCCGCACCGTCAGCCGAAAGAATGGCCCTCGCCCACGCCGCAGCCGAGACAATTCGCGCGGATGCATGGCAGGCGCAGCGTGTCGCAGAAATCTCGATCGAACCGGCGCAAGGCGAGGCGCTGTGCCTGAGAACGTGCTGCTGCTGGGCAACTGTCTCAAGCTGATGAAGACGCTGCCGGCCGGCTCGATCGATTGCGTTCTGACAGATCTGCCTTATGGAACGACCGACAACAAATGGGACAGCGTGATCCCCATGGACCAGCTGTGGGCAGCGTGGCGCCGCTTGCTGCGACCTGGCGCCCCGGTAATCCTGTTTACGCAGCAGCCATTCACCACCACCGTGGCGGCGAGCAATCTAAAGCAGCTGAAGACGGAGTGGATCTGGGCGAAGCAACAAGGCACCGGCTTTCTCAACTGCAAGAAATATCCGATGAAGAGTCACGAGAACGTGCTGGTTTTCTGCGATCGACTCCCGCCGTATTGGCCACAAATGTGCGGGGGGGGGGCGTCATATAAGACAAACAGAAAAGCCAACTGCACGACGAATTACGCGAACACTCGAGCGTGGAGCTCGGCCAACATAGACGGCTCGCGCTACCCCATCACTGTGCTGCGCCCGCTCAAGCTCAACGCTATTGACAGGGGACTTCACCCCACCCAGAAACCGCTCGCTCTGCTCGAATACCTGATCAGGACCTATACGCAGCCTGGCGAGCTGATCCTCGACAATTGCGCAGGATCGGGCACGACGCTGCTGGCGGCATACAACACCGGGCGCCGCTTCGTGGGGATCGAGCGCGACCAGAAGTACTACTGGAGAGCGAGACGTCGGCTGGCACAGGCGCTTGTGGCCCCCCCAGTTGCCCCAGCAGCTGCCTGAGATTCAGCGGGAATTTGACCGTTTTTCCCGATTGCCCATAACAATCAACGCGACATGGCCACCGCTGCAGTCGTTCCGTCGACCAAACGCGCTCTGCCGGCACAACTGCCGATGCAGTTCCGTGCCTTCGCGCTGCGCTCAGAGGATCCAGCCGAGGGAGCAGATCAGGGTCTCGTTGCGCTCTCTTTCTCTTCCACCAATCCCGTCAAGCGAATGAGCTGGGGCGGTGTGTGGTGGTACGAGGTGCTCAGCCACGCGGCCGGCGCAGTGCGCACCGATCGCCTCACCGACCCTGGCATCGCGCTCCTGGTGAATCACGACACCAACCAGCGTGCGGGCATCCTCCAGGACGGCGTCATCGGCAGCAAGGGAGGGCGCGGAAATGCGCGATTCAATAGCACCCAGTTTGGGAAGGACACTGCCACCGAGGTCCGAGAGAAAACCCTTCCCTGGGTCTCTGTCGGCTACATCGTCCACAGCGAGCAGCGTGTCGCGGATATCAATCCCCTCGACGACCAGGACGAAGACTATATCGGCACATTTGAAGCCGACGACTGGGAGCCGGTCGAGGTAAGCCTGGTCTCCGTTCCCGCAGACATCACGGTCGGCGTTGGCCGCGACCTCAACACCATTCCGCAGTACCCGGTGCGCTTTGCCGGCATTCCAGCAACCCCGCCGGCTTTGCCGACACGTTCCAAGGAGAATCCCATGCCCGAGCTCATCGTCCCCGCAGTCCTTCCCGCGGCCATCGTTTTGACCGATCACACCGAAGCGGTCCGCACTGAGCGCGAGCGCACTGTCGGCATCAGCCTGCTCGCCCGCCAGTTTCCCGAGATTCTGACCCGCGAACTTGCGGAGAAGGCCATCAACGATGGCTCGAGCCGCGATGCAGTTGCGACCATCATCCTCGATAAGAAGCGCGAGAAGGAAGCCCTGCTCAACGCCGGCGGCCAGATCACGCTGAACGAAAAAGAGCGCAGCTCCTACGACTTCATGCGTGCGGTTCGCGCCGTGGCCAACACCTCGGGCGGAAGCGCTCCGGCAGAAGCCGGCTTCGAGCTGGAGATCTCGCAGACCATCGCGAAGAAACTCGGCCGCGACACCGGCGGACTCTTCATCCCCACCACCGAGCCCATCTTCCGCCAGACCAGTGAAGAGATTCGCAAACGCGCAAGCGTCGCGGGCGCGCCTGGATCGACCACGGGCGGCGGCGCAACGGTGGCAACGAACCTCATCAGCTTCCTCGACTTCCTCCGCCCTGCGCTTCGGCTCACCGCGCTGGGCGCACAGTTCATGGGAGGCTGCTCCAGCAACTTCGCGCTGCCCAAGATGACCGGCGACGTCGGCTTCAACTGGGTCGGCGAAAATCCCGGCGCGGACAACGCTGATGTGGATCCGACCTTTGGGCAGGTTCCGTTCTCCCCGCTCGGGGCGACCGCAAGCACCAGCTGGTCGCGCCAGCTGCTCGTACAGAGCTCGATCGACTTCGAAGCCAAGATCCGCAACGCCCTCGTGATGGTTGCGGCGATCGGCATCGAGAAGGCTGCGCTGGCCGGCACCGGAGGCACACAGCCCACCGGCGTCCTCACCACCACCGGCGTCAACCTGAAGGTGCTCGGCGCCAACGGAGCGCTGCCCACCAAGCAGCTCTTCATCGACATGCTGACCGCGGCCTTTGTCGCCAACGCGGAGGTCCTGGGCCTGCAGAAGTATCTGCTCACCCCGGAGATCGCCGGCTACCTGGCTGGCCAGCCCGAGCTCGCCAACACCATCGCGCTGCCGACCTTCACCTATGGGGCCGACGGACAGGGCCGCATCAATGGCCACGACGCGTACTGGTCGAACCTGCTCCCCAAGACGCTCACCAAGGGCACCTCGGCCGGCGTCTGCCACGCAGCCATCGGCGGCAGCTTCGGCGCGCTGACGATCGCGGAGTGGGGCGCAATGGAGATCATCCTCGATCCCTACACCAAAGCCAAGCAGTCGCTGGTGAACATCGTCGCCAACTTCCTCGTGGACTCGAATGTGACCTATCCCCAGGCACTGTCGGTCTGCCTCGACCAGCTCGTCTAGCCGAGTTCCATACAGGCGGCCGCGGAGAACCTGCCCGGCCGTCCGCTTGATAAGTAACACGAACGGTTACACGCTTTCCGGGAGATTTTTCTTTATGGCAATCCAAACGATTCAGGCCGGCAGCAGCAAGCTCCGCGCCATCCTCATCACCAAGCCGTGTCTCGGCCCCGGTGGCACCGCCCTGCTGAAGGGCATGACCGTCCGCGTCCCCGAGAACGATGCCTACACGCTGATCAGCGGCGACCAGGCCGAGTTCATCAGCGAAACCGCAGCCGCAGTCGCGGACAAAAAGTAACCCATGTTCGGGGATGCCGACCTGCCCGTGTTCTTCGCGGACTTCGGCGTCCCCGTCACCTTTGGCGCCAAGACGGTGCTGGGCAACTTCAACCGGCCGATCCAGATCAAGCTGGCCGACCAGGGATTCGGTGGAGTGGAGACGGCGTTTCCCTCCATCGAGCTCGCCTACAACGCCTTCAGTCCGATGCCTAACCCAGGAGATGCAGTGAACGTCGACGGCACGGACTACACAGTCTCGGAACCCACCGCGGTGAGCGACGGCGCAATCGTCTGTTACGAGCTCAAGAAGGTGTCTCTGTGAGCTTCAGCGTTCAGTCGCGGATTATGGACGCGGCCGTCGCAGCGCTCAACGGCGCCGGAGGCGCGACGTCCTATCGCTCGCGCATGGCGGCGTTTTCCGAAGCGCAGCTGCCCGCCATCAACGTGTTCCCCAAAGAGAGCGACCCCGAATACAACGACAGCGACTCGATCGACCGGCGTTTTCTTATCGACGTTCGCTACACCGGGATTGCGGTCAACGAGGTCGACAAAGCCATCGACCCCATCTACGTCGCCGGCAATGCCGCGCTGCTGGCCGATCGCACCTTCGGCGGCCTCGCCATAGTTACCCGCGAGCGAACCAGCAAATGGGAGCGGGAGAAGGGCGAGTTCGACACCGTCGCACTGGTTGTCGTTTACGAGATTGAATTTTCCACGACCCGGAGCGATCCGAGCGTGAGTTGGCCGTAAGGAGAAAAAATCATGCCTACTAAGAAACTTACCGGCGACCTCGCACAGACCAGTGTCGGCGGGGCCGTTCTCAACTTCACCGGAAACACCACCTCTGCCAGCCTGGTCATCACCAGCCCTTCAAGCACGCTCGGTCTCAGCGCAACCCCCCAGCTCATCACGGGCGCTGGCATCCCAGCATTAGCGACCGTGTCGCTGATCGCCGGCGTGGTCACCCTGTCGGCCGCAGCCACTGTGACCGCTGCCGGAGTTGCTCTCACCGTCTCCACCGCCGAGGTGCAGGTGATCGGGCTGATGGACTGGAACATCAGCTTCAAGCTGAAGACGGCCGACGCCACCACCACGGATGACGCGGAGTGGGAGTCCTCGCTGCCTTCGAGCGGTTCCTGGTCGGTCAAAGCAAAATATGTCTATCTGATGGGCGACCCCTCGCAGATCGCACAGATCCGAGCCACCCTGGCCTCCACCACGCGGGTTCCGCAGCGGTGGAACTTCTTCGCCGCTCCCAACACCGGCGACGACAGCTTCACTGGCATGGCTTACATCGACGGCATCGACTGGACCGCCGGCGTGGGCAAGATCGTGGGGCAGGATGTCTCGCTCAAGGGCACCGGCCCGCTCGCCGTGGTCGCGCAGCTCGCTCCCGTTCCGAACGCCGCCACCATCACCAACCTCCAGGCCGAGGACTAACCGGATTCGGCGTGGTGGAAGTCAAGGGCCACACACGCCGTTATTGCAAGGCAGATTGGCCTCCAGCGATGGGGGCCGCTTTTTTAGTTTCGTTTGAGGACTTCCGATATGAAAATCACAGCCGCGCGCGGCGCCATCGCCGTCACTCTGGGCGACGTTCCTCGCCTCCGCACCCTGTTCTTCGCCAAGTCCGCGACCATGCTTCTGGTGGAGAAGTACGGCGTCGGCTTCCTGGGCGCACTCTACACCGTCAAGCGCAACCCGGAGAATGCGAAGGAGACGAAGCTCGAGCTGAAATCGCTGGACACGCTCGCCTACTTTCTGTGGGCAGGCCTGCAGGAAGAGATCTCGGACACCGATGAGGTTCTGACCGAGGCCGAGGCAGAGCAATTTCTCCGGCCCTGGACCCTGCACAACATCTTCAACGCGGTGGTGATGGCGATCACCGGCGCCGTATCCACGCCGGCGGAGCCGGGAAAAGCCGAGGCGGCCGAAGCACAAAAGGCAAGCCCGTCCGCCGGCGGCGCCAAGGCTTCGACTTCAACGAGGCGCAGAGGTTCGCGTGCGGTGTCCTAGGCCAAACCCCGGATCAATTCTGGGGGACGACCATTTGCGAGTACCACCTGGCGCGCCAGGGCTTTGAGCGCCAGCAGGAGAACCAGGCGCGCAGGGAGGCCGGCTGGGTGGCGATGATCCTGAACTCGCAGTATGCGGAAGGCGACATCACGCCGGAGGAGCTGCTGGGCGAAGAGCGTCCGGAGCGGGATGAGAAGCAGGAGCTGAAAGACGCGGAGAAGAAGCTGGATCAGCGGTTGGCGCAAAGAGAGAAACAGACAGCAGGGAAGTAGGCGATATGGCACCGAAGGGAATCGTAATCCAGATATCTGGCGACGGGGCGAGCGCGGCCAAGGCGCTCGAGCTGGTCGACCTTCACCTGCGCGAGACCGCGGAACGTGCGAAGGAGTCGGCGTCGGGCATCGGCGAGGCTATGGAGAAAATCAAGAGCAGGCTCGAGGCCGTCGCCGAATACATGCTGCTCTATGAAGCCATCGACGTGCTGAAGGAGCTGGTCACCCAGACGCTCGAGTTTGGCGAAGCGATCGAGAAGGCGCACGAGAAGACCGGGCTGGCGGTGGAGACGCTGAGCACCCTGCACTATGCGGCCGCCATCACCGGCACCGAGTTCGATTCGCTGACCAAGGCGGTGGCGAAGATGGGCGCGTCGATCGGCAACGCGGCCGACGGCAACGACAAGAAGGCCTCCGCGTTTTTGAAGGGTCTCGGCCTCGATGCCAAAGAGCTCGCCAGCCGCAACGACGGCGCGGAGATTGCCTTCAAACGGGTCGCGCAGGCCATCGCCGCGACCGAGAATCCGGTGCGCCGCCTGGAGCTCGCCAACGGGCTGCTGAAAAAGGGCGGCCAGGACATGATTCCCATGCTGCTGGAGGTGGGGAACAACTGGGATCTCTGGAAGCAGAAGGCGCAGGCCGCCGGCGTCTACCTCGATGGCGAGTCGGCCGAGGCTCTGGCCGCGACTAACAAGCGGCTGAAGGATCTGCAGCAGCACATCCAGGGCGCGGGCCTGGCCTTTACCGAGGGCCTGACCCCGGGCCTGACCGAGATGCTGGGCGTGATGTCCGGCGGCAAGGACAACATGGAGTTGATGAAGACCTGGGGCAGCTTCATGATCCGCAGCCTGGCTTTGGCCACGGCGGGCTTCTACGGCCTGGCCTCCGGGGCGGAAAACGCCTTCGGCATCATAGAAGCGCTCGCCGCGGACGCCCAGACCGGGTTTGGTGTCCTCGAAGCTCTTGTCCCCGGGGGCGCTGATGTGGCGCGCCATGATCTGGCGGCAAAGGGGCTGGTCGACGCCGCGCGCACGGATCTGGCCGCGGCCAAGGAGCTGGACAAGCAATCGAAGAAGTTTCGCGACATCGCGGTGAATGGACCGGCCGCCGGACCGACAAAGCCCTTCGTGCCCGGCGGCAAAACCGGCGGCAAGGGCTTCGCCGGTGGCGACGACCTCACCGGGAAAGGGAAGGGCACCAACGGCATCGCCCAGGCAGCTACCGCCCTGGCCGAGGCCAACGCGACCGCCGAGGCCGCCGCGCAGAAGTCCGCCGACACGCTTCTGCTGGCGCAGATGGATGCCGACCACAAGCTCTTCCTGACCAGCGACTCGAACTACTATCGCGAAAAGCTTCTGTTGCAAAAGGATGCGCTCGACGCGGAAGAGGCTGCGCTGCGTCAGCGCATCGTCCAGCTGCAGGCGCTCCAGACCAAGCAGCATAGCGACAAAAAGGTTACTCGCGACAAGCACGGAAATTCGGCGGAGGAAGAGAAGACCGCGACCGACATCGTGAAGCTGAACCAGCAGATCAATGCGCTCGAAGAGAAGCGGTCCGCACTTGATATAAACGCAACTTTGGCCGATCAGGAACGGGCGGACGCTCTGCACCTGGCCAACCTGAAGGTCGCCGCGCAGCTGGAGGAGCACACCAACAGCGGCATCGAGGCCCGGCTGGCGCTGATGAAGCAGCTGCAGCAGGATGCCATGGACAAGACCAAGTCCCAGGGCGGTGATACCAAGACGCTGGCCGCGCTGCAACAGCAGGAGCAAGCGCTGCTGCAGATCACGGACCTCGAACGCAACCTGGCCTCGCTGAAGGCCGCGGCGCGGATCGAAGAGAACAACAACAGCGGCATCCAGGCGCGGCTGGCCCTGATGGAGCGCGAGCAGGATATCGCGATGAAGAAGGCCACGGCCGAGGGCGGCGATGTGAAGACTCTTGAGGCGCTGCAGCAGCAGGAGCAGGAGCTGCTGCGCATCAACGAGATCGAGCGCGAGATCAACCAGACCAAAGCCGAAGGCGCGCTCAGCGTGGGAGCCCAGAAGGACCGCGAAGAGAAGGACCCGACCCAGCGCAAGGCCGCCACCAAAGAGATCAACGCGCTGAACAAAGAGACCGCGGCAACCCTGAAGGACCTTACGGCGCAGTACGATGCGCTGGCCGCAACCCTGGGTGGCGAGTTTGTGGAGAAGGCCAAGGCGATGCATGCGGAGCTCGACAAGCTGAACCGGCCGGATCAGAAGCAGGATCAGCAGCCGTATAAAAAGCTGGGCGACGGCGTCACCAGCATGGCGGAGCAGATGGCGCGCGCGACCGGCACCGGACGCGATGGCTTCCACAACATGGTGACATCCATGGAGAGGGACCTGGTGGAGCTGGCCGTCAAGTTTGCCGCGACGAAGTGGCTGGCCCCGTTTATGAGCAGCCTGGGCGCGGGCTTAGGCGGGGGTGGAGGCGGCGCTGAGAGCCTGGGTCAAGTGAACAATGACCTGACCTCCTACGGCTTTGCCGACGGCGGCGACTATTCCGCCGACACTCCCAGGATCGTGGGAGAAGAAGGTCCGGAGCTCGACTTTCCGAAGGGGCCGGGCACCATCATGCCTGATCCGGAGCTCTTCTTTCCCAAGAATGCGGCGCCGTCGATGCCAAGCGGAGCGTTGTCGGAACTTACCAAGGTGGCCTCGAGCGGGCCGCCTAACGTGACGATGAATGTTACCAACGCCTCCAGCCAGCCGGTGACGGCGCGCCAGACGGGAACCAGCTTCGATTCGGATATGAAGGCCTTCGTGATCCACACCGTTCTCGAAGACCATGCCATGGGCGGACCCATCTCGGTCGCCAGCCAGGGCGGCGGCTAAAACTGAGAGTTGCGCAACGTCTGATAATGTATGTTATGTAACCTAGATGGTTACATATTCTAGTATATCCCAAGATCCGATGCGTCGCTTCCCTGCTGCGGCGTTGAAATGTTCATTGGATCCAGTCTTTTGGGGTAGTGCAGAATTCATTAAATGGGACCCGGAGCCAGGCCGCCGCAAACCACAGCCACCACACCCTATAAATGAGCCGACTCTTGAACATTCCCGGTCTTCGTTGGAACGGCCTCGATATTTCAAAAATGATCGTCATCGGACGATCCAGCCCCGCACCACGCGCACGCATCGGCCGAGCTGGTACATCGGCTGCCTGATACTGCCCGTAGTACCGGAGGCCGTCTCGGCCTGCACGGCCCAGATCAGCGCGCCGATCCAGCCGAGGATGGTCCAGCCGAGCAGGAGGTTGAGCACGGTAAGCCCGGCCGGCCGGCGCACACCGCGCGCGGCCGCAACCATCGAGGGCAGCATATAGAACAGCACCAGGGTGAATAAGAAAAGCACGCCGCCGAAGTCGTTTTTCATTTCTGCGCCTCCGGCTGTACATCGATCCCGGACTGGCGCAGCTTGATTTTGATGGCGGCATCGACGTGGCTGTCGAAGATGTTCACTGCTGCATTGAGGCCGGTTAGGAGGAGGGAGAAGAAAAGGATGAGTCCTGCGCGTATTAGGAACATCTTCATGGGGTTGCCTTCCGGGGGAAAAAGGGGTGAAGGGTTGAGGTGCGTGGGGGTTACTTGGACAATTTGCGGATGACGGCATCGCGCAGCGTGATGCCTTGCTGGGCTGCGGCCACCTTCAGCCGCTTGAGAAGATCTTCGGGGAAGTTTTTGATGCTGAGTTCGGCCATTCGGGGAGTCTCTTTCTGCCGGGTTACGTACCGGCCCCGAGGTACCACCCTCAGACGCACCGCTTACCGTAGGAACGGCGCGGCGGAGCTTAGCGGGATTCCAGCCGGGTGATGCGGCCCTCGTGTTCGCGGGCGATCCCGATCAGAAGCATGATGTCGTCGTGGGCTTGCTTGCGGGCGGCGGCGATCTCCGTCTGAAGAGTGGTGCGGAGGGAGCCGATCTCACTGGTGAGGCGGCCGTCGAGACGGTTGTAGTCGCTGCGGTTGAGGAAAATTCCGATTAAGACGGTGAAGGTGGGGATGCCGATGGTGAGGATGGTTGCGATCAATTTGCTGCTCCTATGAGGCTGGTTGCCTCTGACTGAATTGAAGTATGTCATACGGTGTCCACGGTGTCAACGGTAAACCCCGTAAACGTGCGAAATAGTTTAGAACTTCACCGTCAGCCCGGTGCCGCGCAGGGCGTCGTTGACCCCTACCTCGGCCGCCGCGCGGGTGAAGTTGTGATCGAAGTTCGATCCCACTACCTGGGTGACAATTGCCTCCATGGGGAAGCGCGCCCGGATGCGGGCGTCGCGCACCAGTACATACCAGGGCTCGGCATCGTTGCTGCCTCCGCGAAAACTCATTCCACCATGTCGCACAAAAATGCATAGTGTTCCGCTCTGGGTGACCTGGGTGAAGGCCGCGAAATCGCTCACCCCCAGCTTCTTCATGGTGGCCTTGCCGATGACACGCTTTACCTCGCCCCGGCTGCCGGAGCTGAAGCTGCCGGCGTAGGTCACCCCGATCTGCGCGTTGGCCGGCAGGATCGCCTTCGGCCGCAGGTTGTCCGGGATCGGCCGATTCTTCGAGGTGTACTTGTACAGGTAGTTAGTCGGGATCGCGAGGTACTTGTGGCCAGACAGCGGCACGCGGTCGCCGCCCTCCTGCTGGCGGGGCAGGTAGTCAGGAGCTGCTGAGTTGCCGGTGTCGGTGTAGACCTCCGCCATCATCTTCTCCTTGGTGGCGGGCGTGATCTTGGTGTTGCGCACGGTCCAGTCGTTGCGCAGGGTAAAGGTAGTCCTCTCCACCTGGCGCACGATCTCCTGGGCGTCCTGGGCGGTCAGGGTGAGGGCGCGGACGATGGTGAAGGGCAACGCCTCCTCCCGGACCGTCTTGAGGCCGCGCAGAGGCCCATCCACGTCTACTTTCAGCTTGATCAGGTCCGCCATGCTGTGGATTCTGCGGGAATTCGCCACAATCTGGCAATATGCGGGAAGCTCACGCGGTGAGCACCCCTGCCTTCCCGACGCTGACCCGCAAGCCCGCGCTCCGGACCAAGACGACCTCGCTCGATCCCACGCTCCGCGATCCCATGGAAAACGGGATGTCGAGCTCCCGCGCCCGCTTCACCCGGCGCCGGCGCAAGTGGTCGGTCACCCTCGACATGCTGACCCAGGCCGACAAGACGGCGCTCGAGGACTTCGTCCAGACCCAGGCCGTGTATGGGGCGATGCTCTTCACCTTTATCGACACCCGGCTGGCCGCGCCGGTGACCCTGACGGTCCGTTTCGAGGTGCTCCCCAGCTACACCGACTGCGGGTTCGTCTACGGCGAGTTTCGCGAGAACTGCAGCTTCGAGATCGGGGAGGTCTAGCCGATGCCCACCAAGCGGCTTACCGGCGACCTGGCCCAGACCTCCGTGGGCATCAACCCCGGCATCGCCATCCCCGGCGGCGCGGACCAGGTCATCGGCCTGACCGACTGGACCATGACCATCAAAACCAAGTCGATCGATGGCTCGACCACCGACGATGACGCCTGGGAGGACTGGCTGCCCTCGATGTCTTCCTGGACGGCCAAGGCCAAATTTGTCTACCTGATGGGCGAGCCGTCGCAGATGACCAACATCATCCAGGCGACCATCGGCACCGGCCGACGCACCTCGTCGCAGTGGAACTTCTTTCTGGATTCAGAGTCCGGAGACGACAGCTTCAGCGGCCAGGCCTTCATCAGCGGGCTGGGCATCTCCTCCATCATCGGCCGCACCGTGACCATGGATGTCACCCTGCAGGGCCGCGGCCCGTTGAACCTGCGCAACCAGGCCAGCTTCCTCGCCTCGCTTGTGCTGCCCAGCGGCGCCTTCACCAAAACCTTTAGCGTGCCCCTTGGCAGCAGAAACTGGGGCGCCATCTGGAGCGGCTTTACCCTGGTCGATTCGTTGCCCGGCGATGCTGTCATCACCGCCATTTATCCGACGATCATCGCCAGCGCCGTGCACGATTTTTGTCTTCAATATTTAATGTATGGTTCTGTCGCCGACGGTGGCCTGGGTGGAGGACTCTCCGGCGCGCAGTTCACGGTTCCTTTCGCCACCGGGTTTGTCTCGCCCGAGGCATCGTTTGCCAGCACGCAATTTACCGCGGCCAGCATCGGCACCTCGCTCTCCGATCTGATCGGGCAAAAAATCGGCGTAGCGATCAACTCCTCGCTGCTGACCAGCGGCCTCGAAGAGATGTTCGTCACCGGTCTGGCCTTTGCAATCCTTTACACGAGCGCCACGCCGGTCATCAATGCTCTGATGCCGCCGCCGGTCACGGTCCCCTCTGGACAGGGAATGGCGTTGGCTCTCCCCTTCGGTGCCGTTGACCTTCTCGGCCCTCCTTCGGGAGATGGCACAGCCGTCGCTACTCCAGCGCTGAGTGAGGAATAGATGCCCACCCGGCCTCCCTTTTCCCTGCTCAGCGTTGTAGCCAATATCGAGCGGCACAAGCTCGCCTCCGGCGAACCCTGGCTGCTGCTGATGGACCTGGCGTGGCCCGGCACCAATCCACTGACCGACTCGCACGTACGCCTGGTGCGCAATCTCGACCCCGTCACCTTCGACGCCGGCGACGGCAACGGCCCCCAGGTCTATTCGCCCTTCAACTTCCAGATGGGCGACCTGGCCGTGAGCTCCAACGGCAGCGTGCCCGAGTGCGAGATCCAGGCCAGCAACGTGATGCGCGCGCTGCAGCAGACCATCGAGCAGTTTGCCGGCGTGGTCGGCGCATCGCTCGACCTGTACGCCGTCAACACGTCGAACCCATCGGGAGAGCCGGACCTCGCGCTCAGCTTCACGGTCAAGCAGACGATCAGTGACGCGAAGCAGGTCCACTTCAAGCTCGGAGCCTCGTCGCCGCTACGCAGGCTCTTCCCGATCCACATGTACCGGCCGAATTACTGCATCTGGCAGTACAACTCCCCTGCCCTGCAGGCGGCCACCGCCGCTGCCATCCTGGCCGGCACCCCGCTGAAAGATCCGCAGGGCGCGCAGTGCGGCTACATCGGCGTGATGACCACCTGCAGCCACACCATCGACGGCACCACTGGCTGCATCGCGCACAACAACCTGATACGCATCGGCACCTTCCCCGGCATCGACACCAACGGCGCGGCCGTGGCGGGGGTGGCGTGATGACTCTTAAAGTCTGCGGCTGCCATAGCTATCTCGACATTTTTGTTTATGCCGATCTGGTGGGCAAACCCTATGCAGAAGGGGCGCGCGGTCCGGAGGCCTACGACTGCCTGGGCCTCGCGATCGAGATCCAGCGCCGCCGCGGCTTCACGGTTCCGGACTTTGTCTCCAGCGAAGCGGAGCTGCATCGCCAGCTAGCCGGCGGCGGTTTTCTGGCCGGATGCAAAAAGCTCGAGGCCGCGGAGTATGGCTGCGTCGTGCTCTTGCGCAACGGCGACCTGACGCACCACCTGGGCACAATGATCGCCCGTCACCGCATGATCCACACCACCGCGCAGACGCGGGGCGCCGTAATCGAACCCATCCTCGGCCCGCTGTGGGAGCGCCGCATCCTCGGCTTCTACGCGATGGGATCGCCCGACCTCGAGCCGATGCGTGATCCCTGGTCTCCCGCATGATCCAGGTCATCCAGGTCGTCAATCCGCTGCAGCCCTCGGTCGATCGCGTTACCCACGAGATCGCATTCGAGGACGGCTGGTGCCTCGAGGAATATATCTCCGATGTGCTTGCGGGTGAGATCGAAGGGCTCACCGCTTCGCTCAACGGCAAGGTCGTCGCCCGATCGCTGTGGGAACTCACCACGCCGCGCGATGGCGACTGCATCGTCTGCGCTCCCTCCCTGGAGGGGGCCAGCCTGATGCGCACCCTGGCGACCGTCGCCGTGGTGGCTGCCAGCATCGCGGTTGCCGCGGTCTCGGCCGGCGCGGGCTTCGTCATGCTCGGGATGACCACGGCCATGACCGCCTCGGTGCTCGGCAGCGCCGTCAGCGTCGCGGGCAACCTGCTGATCAGCGCCTTCCTCAACACTCCGGCCAGCAGACAGACCACACCCACCTATGCCTTCGACGGTCCGCATTCGCTGGCTCAGTCCGGCACCGTCATCCCCAAGGGCTGCGGCACCTTCCAGTGGGGCGGCAACATCATCGGCAGCTTCATCGATATCGAAGGCCTGAACCAGTACATCAACTGCCTGGTGTGTTACGGCTTCGGCCCGGCGCGCGCCATCACCGAGATCCAGATCAACGGCAAGGACATCGCCGAGTACGGCAACGTGCAGTACTACGTCCGCTATGGCGCCAACGATCAGCCGCCGATCCCGAACTTCAACCGCGTGGTGAACGGCTTCCCCCAGAACACTCAACTGAAGGCGGGAGTGCCCGTGATCGTGCCCGGCACCGGAACCCTGACCCAGATCCTCCAGGTCGACGTAGTGGCGCCCGGCGGATTGTGGGAGATCACCTCCCAGGGACATCTGATCGTCCGCAGGGTCACCTATCTGGTGGAGTATTCGGTCTCGGGCGCGGGCATCTGGTTGCCCGTGATCCAACCGCTCACCACCCAGGACGTCGTCACCTACGACCCCTTCACCGGGCTGCCCAACCCCTTCCCCCCATGGTGCGCGGTCGCCACCGATCTCCCGCCCAACTCCGGCGTGGTCTATTCCACCGGCAGCGGCTCGCACACGCCCGGCGATCCCTTCACCGCGACCCAGACCCTCACCTTTCTCAACCCGGACAGCAGCACCCACACCGCCAGCCACGTGGTCACCGGAGAGTGGCAGCTTACCGACCCCAAGATCAACCAGGTCGAAGTGCTGACCTGGAGCGCGGGCTATATCGACTTCAACGGGGCGGACCAGTCTCCGCTCTACAACCGCACCAACATCTACGGCCTCGCCCCAAACAAGTACGACGTGCGCGTCACCAAGTATGGTTCGGGCCGCATTCCCAGCACGATCCAGCCCGGCGACAACATCTCCTCGAACATAGGCGAGGACATCTGGATGCACTCGGTGAACGAGGTGCTGCTGCTCGATCTCGCCTATCCCAACATGATCCTGATCGGGGTTCGCGCCCTGGCCACCGGGCAGCTCGCCGGCTCGCAGATCAACATCACGGCGCGGATCCAGCACGGCCTGCGCACGCTGGACAACAACATCATGCCCGGCGCACTCCAGGCTTACGAAGAAGACAACCCCGCCCCCGTGGCCTCCGACATGATGCTCGACGGCCTCTACGGCGGCGGCCAGTCGCCCGGCATCAAGGCGCCCAATATCGATCGCTTCATGGATGAGTGGATCTCCTGGGCCGAGCTGAACGATCAGCTGGTGCCTGACGGCAACGGAGGCAACATCCGCCGCCACGTCTTCAACGGCGTCTTCGACAGCGAGAGCAATCTCTGGGACCAGTTGAACGCGGTGGGCAGGATGTCGCGCGCGCAGATCATTCCGCTGGGCCGCGACTACGGCGTCTTCGTCGACCAGCCAGACACGCCCTGCCAGATATTCACCATGGGCAACATCGCCCAGGACAGCTTCAACGATACCTGGGTGCAGATCGACGACCGCGCCAACCAGATCGAGATCCAGTTCGCCGACGCGACGCGCTTCTACAAGCAGGACAACCCGATCGTCTATATGGACCCGGCCCTGCAGGACACCGGGCAGATTATTAAAAACGTTCGCGTCGACGGCAAAGGAATCACCAGCCCCGCGCAGGCCTGGCACCTGGCCCGGTTCAAGGAACGCTGCAACCAGTTCCTGCTGCAATCCGGAAGCTTCAGGACGGATACCGACGGCATCGCATCGCGGCCGGGCAATGTCGTCATCCTGCAGCACGACGTGCCGGAGTGGGGCTGGGGCGGACGCACGCTGACGGGCTCGACCGCATCGGTGGTGAACATCGATCGCGACGATCTTCCTTTTGTCGGTGGCACCAGCTACTCGCTGATCGTGCTCTTCGCCGCGCTCTCGCGCTATACCGGCACTGTAAATTCGGTCGCACCCGTAATCGATCTCACCGGCGTGAACGTCGGGACGCAGTTGAATCTGTCGAGCTTCGACAACACGCATCGGGTGACCCGCGCGGTAGTGGTCGCGGCCGGCATCAGCTACGACTGCCCCGTCACCAGCACCGGCGCGGGCCTTGTCGTCGTCCAGCCGATCGCAGGATTCACCGCCGCGGCGGGGCAGACCTACACGCTGTACGACACCGATGTGATGGTGACCTCGTCCGTCACCGCGGCCGACGCGACCACAGTAACGCTGGGCACGCCGCTGCCGCAGGCGCCGGATGATTTCGCGACCTACTTCTATGGCCCGGTGGGAACGCAGAAGCTGGTGCGCATCCTCACCATCAAAAAGGCCAGCGAATACCGATCGACCATCGAGTGGATCGACTACAACGCCGACGTCTACATCGACGGCACGCCCATCATCGGCGAGACCTCCGCGCAGATCACCAGCAACCCCGGCGTGACCTCGCTGGTGGGCAACGAGATCCTGGTGCTGACCGGCGGCGCTTACATTCCCTACGCCTCGCTCAGCTGGCAGCTGGGCCCGGATACGGTTGGCGTCGGCATCTACGCCTCCAATCCCGGCGATCCGGTGGGCTCGCTGCCGCAGATGGTGGCGCGGCTTACCAACTTCGCCACCAGCTGGCAGGTGCAGATCTCGCCGGGGCAGCAGACCACCTACACCGTCGTCGGCTTCGACATCAACAACCTCTATGCCGGATTCCGAAGCGCGCCTTCTGTAACCATCACCGGTCTGGGTGCGACACCCAATCTTTTGCTCAACTCGAATTTCTCCAGCGGCTTCACCTTCTGGACACCGACACCCCGCGCGGGCGATGGCTTCGCTCCGGATCTGTTGAACGGCGGCGAGTCGGTCTATACGGTTGCGGGCACCACGCTGGCCGCCGCGACCACTCTGCTCGCGCAACCCATCGCGCAGTCGACGTGGGCGATCGGCGACTACCTGATGCTGAGCGCGTACTTCAAAGACACGGCCGTCTCGACTGCGAACGTCGGCACTCTCATCACCACCATCACCTTCCTCAACGCCGCCGGAGGAGTGATCAGCACAGTCTCGGCCACGGCCGCGCTTAGTGGCATCGTTCCGGGCATGGTGCGGGTGAACACGGCAAGCACCCTCATCCCCGCGCTGACGGCCGGTGTGCTGGTCACTGTGGGTGTCGCCGGCGCCGGTCTCAGCATTCCCGTTGGCTCGACGCTCAGCATCGCCACCATGCTGCTCGAACTCTCGAACTCGACCCAGACCGCGCCCAGCCCCTGGGCGGGATCGCCTACAGGCAGCCAGATCAACACCTACAGCAATGCGCCTCCGTTCGCGCTCACCCAGCCCACGTCGACCACCATCGCGCTGTCTGCGGTGGCTGTCACCTTCGGGGCTGTCACCGTCAATTACAGCGCTCGCACCTTCACCATTCCCGCGCCGACCGTGTCCACCGGCGTCTGGTACTACGTCACCATCGCTGACGCCCCGCAGGCTGGCGAGTCCGGAGCCGTGCTCACAGCGAGCTGCGTGATCACCACGGCGCTGGTAGGGCTGCAGGGCCAGACTTACATGGGCGCGATCCTCGCGCTTCCGGCCGGCGGCGCAAGCCAGATCCTTCCCGGCGGCTGGCCCGCCCCGCAGAGCGCGCAGGTGGTCTCATGAGCCTGCCCACAACCGCAATCGGTTTCAGCCCTTCGACTCCGCCCGCGCCGATCGGCGATCAGAACACTATTCCGCAGGGCGACAACGGAACGCCGCTCGAGAAGTTCAGCCAGTATCCGCAGCGGGCCACGGCCTCACTCCGGGGCACGGTAAAGCCGGATGGGACGACAACTACGGTTGACGGCTCCGGCAACATGACTGCGAAGGCTATGGTGGGCGACACCGGTTCAGGCGGAGCTGCCGGCATCGTTCCTGCTCCTCCCGCTGGCTCGGCGGCCGCAGGGAAGTTCCTAAAGGCTGATGGAACGTTTGCGATTCCACCTAACGCTTCGCCACTGACGACGAAGGGTGATCTCTTCGGTCACAGCACGGCGGATGCGCGGATACCGGTTGGCACGGATGGGCAGGTGCTCACGGCGGATTCAACGCAGGCTCTCGGAGTGAAGTATGCGACTCCGGCTGCCACTGGCATCACCGCACTCACTGGCGATGTCACGGCCTCGGGACCGGGCAGCGCTGCGGCGACTCTGGCCAGCACCGCAGTCACACCGGGAAGCTATACGAATGCGAACGTAACCTTCGATGCGAAAGGACGTGCAACGGCGGCATCGAACGGCAGTCTGGCCGCAGGCTCTGGCCTGATTCAGCTTGTTCAGTTCGCGACCGTGACATCCACCAGTGGCACGGTCACCTGCACCTTTGCTCAACCTGTTCAGCAAGGCTCATCAATCGTTGTGGAGTATTTTGGCGTAGGAAATGTCATTGTCATCACCGACTCGCAGGGAAACACCTATACCCAATACAACCCGCAAACCTGGTCCGGCTTTGTATTTGTGTCGCAGTTTGTTGCGTTGAATGTGGCGGGGGGTGCCTCTATCAGCGTGACGGCTGCTGGCGCAGGGTCCGTTGGCCTGGTGAGTATCTACGAATACAGCAGTGTGCAGTCAGTCGATACTTCTATCTCCGCGATTGCATCCAGCAGTCCCGTATCCAGTGGTGCCATGACTACGGCGACCAACGGCGATCTCATCCACATGACCGCAGCAGCCAACGGAACAATTACTGGACCTGCCAACAGCGGAGGGTGGCCACTGGTTCAGTCTGTGGTATCTGCATCATTCAACCCTTCGAGCTACATCACCACTCAATCGGCAGCAGGCAGTATTTCCAACACCTTCAGCTATCCGACTGGCGTGGGCACGAATCACAACTACATCGCGTTGTTGGCACTCAAGCCGCGCTCAATTTCTCCCGCTGGCATGACAGCACTCACTGGCGATGTCACGGCATCGGGTGCGGGAAGCGTAGCTGCGACTCTCGCGACTACGGCTGTCACGCCGGGAAGCTATACGAATACGAACCTCACCGTTGATGCGAAGGGGCGGATCACGGCTGCATCGAGTGGGACAGGGGGAGGCGGTGGAGGAGGATTTGGCTTCGGGCCACAAATAACGCCTACGACGCCGCCTTCAATCGCAAGCTTCACATGGGTGAATCAGGGGAGCGCCACAGCAACGAATCCGTCCGGGTCGCAGGCAATTGTCCTCGTTGCCCCGCCAAGCTCGGTGAACTACCGAATGCTTGTAAAGGCCGCGCCAGCGACGCCATATAGCGTAGATGCCTATTTCATTTTCAACCTCTACCCTGGCAACTATCAGACTGGCGGTTTTATCCTGCGCGAAAGTTCCTCCGGCAAATTCATATCGTTCTACATCATCTCCGGGCCAAGTTTCCCCGGATGGATTGGAATAGATCAAAACAGTGGGCCCGCGTCTCCCGTTGCGAACTTGTTACGCATTCCGCTGGCCACAGCGGTTTCTTCACTGTTCCTGCGCGTCACTGACGACGGAACAAGCAGGACGTATTCCATGTCGACGGACGGAGTGGCTTACACGGTTTACTACACCGAGGCTAGAACTACCTATTTAACGGCAAATCAGATTGGTTTTCATGCCGACGATCAGACTGGCGCTAAGCAGGCCGTAGTGACACTCGTATCGTGGCTTGAGCATTGATCTACTCGCTCGCTACCTGCGCACAAAGTACACCCACAGACCTACCGCCGCAAAAATGATGCCTTCCAATGCCAGCGCCAGCGGGTCGTCAGTGAAAAACTTCGATATTTTCTTAAGCATGTTTGCTCTCCTATGACATGGGGGAAATTCAGATGGGGAGAGCTACCACCCTACCATCGAGCGTCCCAGGGAGCCAGCAATTTAGCGGGCTTTGACCGTTTTCGCGGATTGCGGCTATTACCTGAGTCATGAAATGTCTCCGCCTTCTTGCCTCTCTCCTGTTCGGCCTCCTGGCCTCGTGCAGTTCCCTGCCCCAGTCTGCGTTCGCGCAGGCCGCGACGCCGACATGGTTTTCCGCGTCGCCGCAGCAGATCGTTGACGGCAGCTCGGTCACCTTCACCACGCCGGCCACCGTGCGCTACGGCCAGGACGCATCGACCTGCATTGCCACTTTTCTGACCTGCGTCAATGGACAGCCTTCTCTCGCGGCCTGGCTGCCACCGGTAACCATTACAGCGACGGCGGCAGCTCCCGTCACGATTGTGGTCGGAACGGACTGGGCCGGGTCCGATCCAAATCCCGGCGTCCGCAAGCAGCTCCAGATCGGGGAGGCGGCCGCTTCTCAGACGGCGACGGTGGTCAACCCCAGCGGGGTTTCCTCAACCGTGATCGTGCCCGCGCTGCCGCCTTCCCCCACCGTGTACAGCCCCACCTACCGGGCCGGCACCTTCTACCCGGCCAAGTTCTCGAATATATCCGTCATCACCGGCAACCCGGCCGCGCCGCTGCTCGAAACCTTCAACATCCCTCCCTACATGTTTGTGGCCGGCGTGCTCGAAAACTTCAACATGACTTTCTCCGTGGGCGTGGTTCCGTTTACCTGCACCTACGGCGGAGTCATGGTCTCTCCAACAGGGGCGGGCACTATCTCGATGACCTGCAGCCCGATGCAGAAATGATCAGGTCCTACGCCTATCCACGCGCTTCCACCGCGGCCCCTGCGGCCGCGAGGCCATACCATCCTCGAACCACCCATCTCCGTGGGGCCTTAACGGCGCTCACCGATCGCGAGAATGAGGTGGTCGACCTGATCTGCGACGGGCACTCCAACGGCTCCATCGGCCGCCAATTCGAGATTTCCGAGGAGACGGTGAAGCGGCACATGACGAACATCTGCCAAAAGCTGCACGTGAACAGCCGCCTGGAGGTGGCCGTCATCGTGCTGAACACCCGGCACGCCGAGGAGATCGCCATGGTCCGACGCGAATGCAACATCTTCAACTTCGACCTGCAGAGCAATTGAAAATACCCGCCATTTTGACGGGTTTTCGCGGCAGACGGTAAGAACAGCGTAGGCCGCGACAGGCGCCAGCTCCGCTCCCTCGAAAGCAGTCCCATCAACTTAGAGGCCAAGGAGCTCTCCGTCCTGACGCGCGCCGACACAATCGGCAAGGGACGCCCATGGACCGCCACCAGCTCGACGACGAACAGGAGAAACACGTGGAAGAGCCTAAGAGCGCATGGCAGGGCCGCGTGGCCCTGGTGCTCGGCTCAACCATGCTCAGCTCCCTCATCAGCGTCGGCGTGGTCTCGGTGGGCTGGAAGGCATCGATCGACACCCTGAACGCGGTTACCGCGGTCAAGATGAGCCAGCAGCAGGACAGGATCGACCGGCTCGATCGCGAGGCGGTCCGGGCCACCGACCTGGTCTACCGCGACCAGCTGCTCGATGCCAAACTCTCCGCGCTCAACATCAAGATCGAAGAGCTCAAGGATCAGGTCTCCAACCTTCCCCACCGCGAGACGCGATAACCATGTCCTTGCTCACCGACTCCCGCTGCAAAGACAAGTGGATCCTGCTGCGCACCATCGAGCTGCTGGCCCGCAAGCTGGTGGCGAAAGGGTATCCGGAGAGCAGCGACTGGGATGAGACCGCGACCATCGCCTTCTCGCAGGCAACGGTGGAGTACGACGCTTCCGAGGTTAAGCGATGAACGCGCCTCCGCTGAAGGACCCGATCTCCGAAGAGCGGCTGGGCCCTTTGCACCCCGCTGTGGGATGGAAGGTCCGCGCGGCGGCAGTGTCCCTCGCAGCACGCGGCATATACTTCCGCGTCGCGTGCGGGCTGCGCAGCTACGCCGACGAAGACAAACTCTATTTGCAGGGACGCTTCGGCAACCCTGGCGATATCGTCACCGACGCCCGCGGCGGCTGGTCGAATCACAACTTTGGCTGCGCGGTGGATTGCTATCCCTTCCTGCACGGCTTCGCCGGCGATCTCAACTGGGTGCCGAAGTCCGCGCAATTCCAGCTGATGGTGCAGGCGCTCAAGGCGCAGGGCCTGGCCTGGGGCGGCGACTGGATCTCGATCCGCGACTGGCCACACTTTCAGCTCGGCAACATCCCCACCACCCCCACCCGCTTCGATCGCGACGCCTTCGCCAGCGGCGGTCTCGATGCAGTTTGGAAACAGTACAGCGCGTAGCAAAAACGTTTTGGTTAAAAGGAGTTTTCTATGTCGTTTCTCGGTTTTCTGAAAACAGCAGGCAAGGATTTTATGAAGGGCCTCGGCTTCGTGGTGAAGGATGCTCCGGAGATCACCGGGCTCGCCACCCTGCTCTTCCCTGCTTCCGTCGCGGCAACCGCCCCTGCCACGCTTGCGCTCACCCTGTTGCAGCGATGCATTCTCAGCATCGAGCAGAAGTATGCGGCCTCGAACGCACAGAGCGGTACCGGAGCGCAGAAAGCTGCCGATGTGCTGACGCTGGCAGGCCCGGCCGCAACCCATCTTCTGACCCAGGCAGGAGTGCCCGCGGTCGATGACGCC